CAGACTTCGCTTTGCATGGAAACACGCGCCACACATTTGATCGCCGTCCAAACTCAGCTATCGCCCGCTTGCCGTACCCTGTAGTTTTCCTAACGGAGCCATCCGCCTGTCGGATGGAGCCATGCTGCATTTCACCTGCGCGCTTATTAGGCTTGTCTTTAATTACGTTAGTAGAAGATGGCGCGCCCTTACTTAGAACAAACATGAACTCGAACGTGTTCTCATATCTGCTCATTGCACCAACAGACGAGCAGTTTTGTTTATCCCAGATCATCGTGTCATGCAAGTTAAACCCGCACACATCCTTGAAATACAAAGCCTGCCGAAAGCTCGTTCCTGTCTCACTGCCCTTGATCGTCGCATCCCCGACAACCCATACCACCACGCCGCCTTGCTTGGTCACGCGGTATAGCTCTTGCGCGATACCTTCAAAGTCGAACGTATACCCGTTGTACGTGCGTAGGTTGTCGTATGGCGGGCTTGTCACGGTCAAATCCACGCTGCCGTCAGGCATGCCACGCATAACCTCCAGGCAATCGCCGTGATGCAGTTCGTACAAAGCGGGACTCACAATAAAAACGCCCGCCGAATCGTTAAGACTCAGGCGGGCCGGGAAGGCTGCGGTTAGGCAGCAGGAGGAGACAAACGAAAAAGCCCGCTCAATCGAATGACTGGCGGGCTTCGCAAATTTTAGGCGCAACTGTGCTGCCTTACCGACTATTTTACGCCGCCCGATCCGCCTTTACAAGCCCCTTGCGCCGAAGGATTGGGAATAGTCGCTCTTTCGCGTCAATGTATGCCCTGTGCTGTTGCTCCACAGTGCCAAGCCTTGGGTTGCGGTGCACTGCCTGAACCTTGTTGCGTAGATGCACCTCAATGGCGGCCCTTTCCAGAACCTTCAGATCGTTCAGGCAGGAGTCCACCATCTCCGCCGTGATGTTGTGCAGCCTCGCGTCAATATCGCCACCTGTGTCGTGCACCTCGCTGGAATCGACGTTGCGAAACATCGGAGATACCCGGCTGTGGCCCAGGAACTCACGCTGCGCCCTCGCCCATCCGTACCACTCATCGAGTAGACCCTCCACCTCAGCACTTTGGTCTTGCGTCATTACCGATTCCCTCCTTGCTCGCATCTGCTCCATCCGCTCATACACCCTTGCCGGATCTCCCATCATCCAGCGCTCCATTACCACACCACCGGCCTAAACCCGCCCGGCTGCTTGTCGTTGCCAATGCCGTTTGGGGTAATCATCGGCGGCTGTGCGGCGTCGATATCCGCCATCCGCGTTGGGCGCCAGCTGAATTGGCCGAACGAGTTACGCCGGTAGGGCGGCGGCGTAGTGTTCGCTGGCTTCTCAACCTTCGGCTCGGCGGCAATGCCCAGCCAACGCTCGATGTGCCAGCGCTGTGTCCGGTGCCCATAGAAGCTTTTGATACCGATGGCTTCGTTGATCTGGGCCATGTTGGCGTTGGACTTTAATTTAATGCCCTGCTCTTTCAGTTTGGCGATGGCCAGGCGTTTGAGTTCGTTGTGGGTCATCAGATCACCTCCGGGGAAAATGTCGCAGGCAGCTTTTCGCGCAACCACTGCATCGCAGCATCCCAGTCCAGCGTGACCGTATACCTGCCGGCAACAGGCCAGTGAGCGGGATTAACGTGGTGGGCGTCAAGCATGATTTGTATCGGCCCTCGCGTCTGTCGGTACACAAGGACAGGTAGGCTCTGGCGCGCCGCGCCGTGATCAATGACGAGTGGCGGGATGCGTCGATATGCCTGATCCTGCGCCTGGCGCCACCATTCGGGCAGCCGTAGGGTATTGGCATGCTTGCATTCGATAACTATGTGCGACATCGCTGGATCATCTGACACCAGATCGCTGTCGCCCTGGTGGTTCCGAACCCGACGCCGCCATAGCGTGCCGGTAGACTCTGTCAGCTTGTTGGCAATGAATCGTTCGAAGCTTGCGCCTTTCGTGCGGGATAGCGCGCTCAATTCTGCTTCTCCTTCCACTGTTTCATGATTTCCCGCTCCAATATCCTGCGGGCGGGTTCGCCACGTTTCTTCTCCACCATGTCCAGATACTGGCGGCGGGCCTCGCGTGTGGGGAATCCCAATACGTGCCTGGCTTCACACGCAAGACGGTGCTGGTCGGTGTAAAAGGCGTGTTCGGCGGGGGTCATGCGGCCTGCCTGCGGTACGATGGCCAATCGAAAACAACCATCTTCCCGCCACCTTCGCGCATGCGGTCGATAACGCGCTCGCCCAAGTAGTCGCCCAGCCTGTCCATGGCAAGATTGCTGATCAAGATCGTTGACCTGCGGTTCTCGTATCGCCCGTTGATGATTTCGAACAGGATCAGCTTTTCGGTATCGCTGCCAAACTGCACGCCCACCTCATCCAAAATCAGCAAATCCGGCTTGATGAGATTCTCGATAGCCTCTGTTTCGCTCACATCACTGCCGCGCCGGTATGTGTCCTTCACCGTCCTGATGGCGCCCATTACAGACATGAAGATCGCCATGCGCTGACGCTCGATCAGCTCTCGGGCGATGCCGACAGCCAAGTGAGTTTTCCCGGAGCCTACGCCGCCGCAGAAAATGAGGCTCGTCCCTGCGGACTCATCGAACGTGGCCGCGTAGTTTCTGGCCACTTCCAGCGCCTTTTGCTGTCCTGGCAACTTCGCCTCGAACGTAGACAAGCTGCGATCCGCAAAGCGAGGCGGAATTGCTGCGCGGTCGAAAAGGTACTGAATGCGCCGTTGTACACGCTCGGCCTCATCCTTCTTGCGCTGCTCGGCATGCTCGGCTTCCAGCTTTTCCTGCCAGCAGTCTGGGCAAGGAGCCACGCCCCACTTGTACTCACGGGCCTCGTATTCGCCATGCTTTTCGCACACCTTGGTCATGGTCGATAACACGTTAGAAACTCCCATCCGCTGCCACCCCTGCTCGGTAGTCCTGTTTTGCAAAGTTCCCATGCTGCGTTGCTCCTGTCGCTCTATCGTTTTCCACCCACTTCGCCTCAAATCCCTGCCAGCCACGCTCGACGCATTTGCGTAGCGCTGCATCCAGCGTCATACCGGCCCGGCCAGCCTCCCGGCGTATGCCTTCAAGGGCCAGCGGTGTCAGCGGGCTGCGTTTTCGTTTTCGGATTGCAAGGAACTCGGTTGCCAACTGCTCGTCAATGCCTTCGGTTTTCAGATCGGCAGCAGACAGCGACGCGGAACGCGTTGCGGGTTTATTGTTTTTCTTCTGTTCTGTATCTGTTCTGTTCTGTATCTGTTCTGGGGCGTTACTGGAACGTTTCGGTAACGTTTCCTCTGTTTCTTGTGCCTGTCTCTTTGCCTCTCGATGCTTGCGAACCCGCGCCGTGCTTGAGTCTGAGACGTATTGGCGCTTATCCCAATTGGCTAGCGTCCAGTCTTCATTGATGAAGCCGCGCAGCAAAAACAACGCTTTTGTTTCTGCCACATCGGCTTCGGAAATGCGCAACGCAAACGCTATTGCCGTTTCCCTTTCTGTTTCACGAAACGTTTCAATACCGTTACTACATTGAAGGCACAGCAACATTATGAGCCGGCGCTGCATGACCTCGGGCATCATCTGCACCTTAGGGTCGGTAGCGAACTCCGCATAGAGCCTGAACCATTCCATCAGGCCACCTCGCCATTAAGAGCAACATAGAACGCAAGGCCGGCACGAGCGGTTTTCGTCAGATGAACAGTCTTGGCCCAGCGAAGCGCCGCCTCTGTGCCGCCAAGTTTCTCCGCAAGTCTCGCGGTGCACTCCAGCCACGAAACAAGGGCATCGCCTTCGCCATTTGTGGGTTTCGGCGCGCTATCCCTGGCGCTCACCTTCTCGCCAGCCTTCGCTCGCTCGATCAGTTCCTTGCGCTCCGGCTCCGGCTTTTTCGCCAGTGCGTCAAGCTCTACACCCTTATCCAAGCTGGTGCCGACAACTTCGTTAATGTCGTCGCCAAGGGCTTCGGCGCGCGCGACGTGGCGGTTTACTGAGGCTTTCGACTCGCCGCTTACTTCTGCGGTTTCGGATGCGAAGCCTTTTTCTTGAGGGCGGCCATGTTTCTTGACTTCAACAGGCGGCTCAAGTTGCGCCACCTGTTCCGCAGGATGCAGCGCCTCCCAAATTTCCTTGCGCCGTTTGATGTGGCTGGCACGTTGCGCCGGGGTCAATTCGGAACGGCACAGGTTTTCATCAATCTCGATTAGCTCGATATTCTTGATGTCCGTATCAGCGCTTAGAACGTGCGCCGGAATCTCGCGCCAGTTAAGTTCGACGGCTGCGCAGTATCGGTGCCGGCCTGCAATCACTTCATAGCCATCCACCAGGCTTGCGCCGCGAACGACGCGAGCCTTAATCACAGTGATGGGCTGCAGCAAGCCCATTTCACGCATGCTTGCCATCAATTGCTTGACGTTATCTTTGGATATGTCACGCCCGCCTGATCGCGGGCGCACCACGGACATATCGATCGTTTCGTGTGCGCCCATCATGATTACGCTTCTCCGTTGATTGGTGTGCCATGCAGCCGCACGGGGCGATCTTCATAGACCTTGATGATCTTCAATTGGCGGCCATCAAAAAACGCATTCCATGCCGCAGCGGGCGCGAAAGTACGTTGCAAAATCGTGCCTGTGTTCAGATTGCGTGCCAGAAGATCGGATATGTAGGTGTGGCGAGGGTCGCCCCGGCGAAGTCCGTCGTTATCGGCCACGCCCTTCCAGAACTGGCGCGCCTTCTCGGGCTGATAACGAAGCGTGAAAAATGCGACTGCGATAACCCCGCCAGCCAGCAGGCGTTTTCTAAGCTGCGGCTCGGCCTTCGAGATCAGAGACAAATACTCGTGCGCCTCTTTCGCCCATTCCGCGATAACCGAAATCTTGAAATTGGGGTCAGATGCCTTGAGCGGGTCAGTGTGATAGTTGGGCTGAGACAGGTTGTTCGAAAGGAGTCCCGCAGCGTCATAAATCTTCTTGATGAACGGTTTTGGTAAACCGGTCTGCTCGGATACTGTCGATGCGTTGATAATGTCGGAGACAGAGCGTTTGCGTGCCGCCACGTCATAGCTGTAGTAAATCTCCCCGACTTCCGCCAATGTCCTGGCTTGATGGATCTTGACCTGAAACGATTGCGGCATGTCAGATTCGATGACGGACTCCATACGATGGTGGCCGTTCACGAAATGCAGCTTACCTTTGCATTCCGCAAAGGCTATCTGTCCGCCCCCTACCCACTCGCCGCGGCGCATGATCGACGCCAAGAGCGTTACGTGCCAGGGCGAGATTGCGCGCTGGCCCTCCCAACTGGATTCGTCGATGATCCTGCGCGCTAAATGCGGCGTGATCTTGATCGTTGCGTCATTGGCACGCGCAAGCATCGAAGTGATGGTGTATTCAAGATCGGTCTTTTCAGCACGGTTGAACTTTGATAGAATATCCATAAGATTTAGCACCTTGTTAAACATGCCCACGCGCCAACGTGGGCTTTTTGTTGCCTGCCGTTATCGCCGCAGACTTCGCGTACAACTTCTGTTCGCGCACCGGCTCCCACCGTGCGTATGCCGCCCGCCACATAGAAAACTTGGCGGCGCGGGTAAATAAGCGCCCCTGGTCGTATTGAGCGTGACAAGCAAAGCAAGCCGGGACCGAATACCGGTCGTCAGCCTTGCGCCCCATCGCCTTGCCGTGGGCCTGCTCGTTCGAGTGCGCGGGGACTGTTGTCTCGGTGCCGCCGATGCAGATGCCAGGGATGCGCAGATAACAAGGTTCGCCCTTACAGGCTTGGAGCATCTTCTTGTCGCGATGGGCGGAGGACTTGGGGAACATCATGCCGCCACCTCCTGCTCAGGAAACGCCAGGATCACGCCCTTGTCGTAAAAATCACGCTGGACCGCCTCGGCGTACTTGCTCAATTGCTCCTTGCTCATGAGGCTTGTTACGGGCCAGTGGCGCATGGCGATCAGTTTCTTTTCATAGGCCAAGGGTTTGATCACAGTGTCATACGCCTCGCGGAATTCGCCGTCCTCAGCCCGCAGGATCGGGACACCGTGATGCAGCTTGCAATAGCACTTCCAGCCCAGTGCATCGTCCTCGCGCAGTTCGCGGGCAAGCTGCTCATACCAGGCGTGGGTGATGTTGTTCTGCTGCAGGCTCCTGGCCTTGCCAGTCTTGACAGACAGGCGAAGGAAACGATGGCGCTGGTACATTTCGCGCAGTTGCCCGAAGACACTTTGCAGTGACTGGTCGCTGTTGATGATGGCGGTTGTCATGCCGCCCTCCGCCCTTTCAGACTTTGGATTTCGCGCTCAAGCCGGACAATCTTCTCGGCTGGTGATTCTGTGATCTCTGCCATCATCCGCTCGCGAGATTCACAGTACTGGCGGATCGACCAGTTCGAACACAGGTATTGCAAGATGACCTCCTGATCGCTGGTCAGGTAGCCCTGGCCGTTCTTGACCTTAGTCAGATGCGGCGGCTTGAACCCGAGGCAAGCAGCAATTTCGGATTCAGAGATTCGACGCAACCTCTTGTCCAGGCACAGCCTCACAGCCGCGCCATAGTCGTTGCAGGACTGAATGAGCACATCATCCAGAAACATTGGCTTCGGCACTTCTGACAGCAGGGGCAGGCTGTATTGCAGCAGGTCATTAATATTTTTCATGGGAATTAACCGTTGTTAGCCATTGCATTAACCATTGAGCGACGGATAAATTTTTTTGCCATGAACACAACGCAAAAATTACGCATGCTCAGCCTCTTTGGTGGGGCGGTACACGTCATCAAAGGTCAAAGAGACCCCAAGCGTGCTTGCGAACTCGATCAGCCGGGCCGCCACATCAGGAGGCACTGTTTGCCCCTTTTCGTAATGGGACACGTTTCCTTGAGTGACGCCGATACCGCGCGCCAGCGCGGCTTGGCTGAGTCCTAACCTGGAGCGGATTTGATATATGGGCTTCATAAATACAAATAGTGCCACTAGTTACGACGGCAGTCAATAGTGGCACTCGTTGCAGATATTACTAGCGCAGCTAATATGTTTCCTATGCCACGCACAGAGCCGAGAAAAGCGAAGATCGAGCCGATTCACAAAGAGGAAGCGGCGGCCCTTAAGCGCCTGTACGATGCAAAAACCGATGGGCTGTCTCAAGCGGCATTTGCGGCTGAATATGGACTCGGATCGCAGGGGAACCTTTGGCAATACCTTAATGCCAGAAGCCCATTGAACGCCTCCGCAGCGTCTAAATTTGCTGCGGCTCTTGGGGTAAAAGTTAGGGATTTCAGCCCTCGCCTTGCTGATGAGATTGATGCGCTGGCTGGCGCTGAGCAGGATATGAGGGCTACGCCGAGCTATCGACCATGGCCGTTCAAGCGGCTAAGTCAAGACAAGATATGCGCCCTGGACCACAAGAACTTCCTGCTTTTAGAGGCGGCTTTCATGGACGCCGCCCTGGGCGTAGGCTTGGATGTGCTGGCCCCGATGACGCCTAAACGAGCATCCTCCCCTCCGGCGAAGAAGAACACGGCTTGATTTATTGGTGAAGAGGGATTTTTTACCCGCGAGGTAACGAAATGAGAAAAACAATACTAAGTTTGATTGCGACGGTGTTGCCATGGATTTGGCAATCCGCGCCCGCCCAATCTATGGTCGCAGCGTTCATGGGCGCCCAAACACAAATGCACGTAGGGAAAGACGGAAAGGTTGAGGCTTGCGGCATGAGAGTCACAGGCTTTGATGACGCCGCAGAAGTGAGAACCGTCTTTGACACTTCCCTGACTCTCAGGGCGGCGGGCTTTGGCCTTGGCAAGCTGACTGGGTCAACAGGCCCGACGAGCGGCGATCTGAGTAAGTTCAAGTCGAAGCAAGTGTATGGGGGCTGGTTTCGAAAACAAGGAGGGGTGCCCACTACGCCCCTCAAACCCTACTTTCCCGGTGAGGACCCGAAAACGAGGCTATTCATAGCTGATGCCACCCCGACCATGGAGGTGCTGGAGGCAATTGTCTTAAAACAGCCCATTCATATAGCAATTTCCTGGCGCGAAGGGAGTAGCACAATCTATTACGGCACTCCCGAGTTGGAAAATTCTCAGCGAGATCAGTTTTGGGCGTGTTTTGAGGACTTGATAAAGGTCATCAAGGCATCGCATTAGCCCTCTTGGGGGGGGGTTGGGTTTGGGCTGGTGACTGGCTGGATGCGAGTGAGCCGATCTAGGGTTTCCACCTATTAAATGACTATTGACACCGCTACAATGTAGCGGTAAACTGTAGTTATGGTGATCAACACCAAACCGCGCCTCGGGATTCAGGGGCCAGGAGATGAAAAATGAGCCAACAACACACCTACGCTGAAATCGCTGCCGACTACCATCTGTGGATTGAATTTGTAGACACTGACGCCGTCATGACAGAAGCCGAATTCAATGATCTGACCATCGATCAAAAGGTGGTCTTGCAGATCGAGGCATTTGGTCCTGAGAATGCCTAATCACCCGAATCGAGGGCCGAAAGGCCCTGCCGCAAACCCTGCGCCTGATGATATTTCCGCCGCACGCATGGCTGCGGGTTTGACCCAGCGCCAGGCTGCAAACCTGATACATGGCACCGAGGCGGCGTGGCGGTCGTGGGAGTCTGGGTTGAGGCGCATGCCCCCTGGACTGTGGGAACTATTCAACATCAAAACTGGTTGGCCATTGGCCGCCAAGGGAAACGACATGGCTGACAAGCTGAGCGCTCTGCTGGATTCGATCATCGAGGCGAATCCTGAGCTGGCTGAGAATCGTGTGTATCTGACGTCCGTCGCCAGAGGCTCCCGGCTCATGAAACGCTACGGGAAAAACGGAGGAAGCGATGCGCCCGCCCCTGGCCCAGGTTTTGATGAGTGGTTTGCTGGGAATGCGTTGTACGTCGGCGCTTGCAACCAGGTGCGCAAGATTGTGGGCAACGTTGAGCCCAACATCACCCGCCAGATTGTGGCGCTGGTACAATAAGTCCAGCACGCTGAGGTTATGTTAGTTCCACCCAGTGCGCATATCCTAATCAGATCAGCCGCCTACGGGCGGCTTTTCTTTTGCCCGCTCATTCTGGGTGGGGTTTTTCCTGAACGAAATCGCCGTCTCCCCGCCCCGCTTGCCGCTGCCGAATCTATCCACAGGTTATCCACAGAGTTATCTCTTGTACTGTATAAATACACAGTGCAATATAGGGATGCAACTCGATACCGCTGCCCCAGGAGGCGCACATACGACATAAAAAGGCAGACTATGACAGCACAGAAAAACGAGAAACCACCTGATCTCCGCAAAATTGTACGGCTCATTCGCGAGCAGCCCACCTATACACCTAAAACCAGGCGCGCCCTGCTCCGTCAGTTTCTAGGCGAGATTCAAGACCTTGCATACCAAATTGATGCTCTGTTGACCCTCGAAGAAGAACAAGAAAGCCGAAGTCGCCCAGATTGAGCCGGCTCACTCCGAGATACCCGCTACGGCGGGTTTTATTTTTCCTGTTACAAAATAATAACTAGCGGCACTATTGACAGTCCATTTAACTAGTGGCACTATTACACCAACACCCCACCCACCGCTTAGCGCCAAAGGCCAGCACAGGGGGAGGCAGAGCAAGCGCAAGCCCATGCGAGAGCGCCAGTACCCATACAGGATCTGAAGCGCTGAGGTCGAAAGAGGAATGCCCTAGCCCGAGCTGCAATCGGAGCGGACGCGAAGAAGGGGCCAGTAAACGGAAAGCCCCAGAGCCGACAGAGCCGTGTGGCAGTGAGCAAACTGGAACCGTCAGGAGCTTACTGTCCGGAGTCATCCGCAAGCCCTGCGAGTCAGGGTTTACTGATGACAACCATAAGGAGAGTGGCGTGACAGATATAGAAAAGGGCGCATACGTCTATCTTGAAATTCGCGACGGGAAGCTCGTTGCGTCGGCTGGAGCCAGCAGCGACGAGGAGGAATTCGAGCGTGCGGCAACCCTTCACAACGAAGGGGAATACGTCAGCCTCTGGATGACATTCTCAGTAAGCGAGGTGCTTGATGGAACCATTGAAAGCTTCAGGCACGGCAACACGGCAGGCGTTGAGCTAGATGCTGAAGCAAAGCCGCGCATTGATGCTCTGCGGGCCGAACTAACAGCAATGATTTCAAAGATCGATGCGATCACCTACTCCTAACCCCCGCCCCTTCACCGGGCCATATCTGAATCGCCTTTCACTGTGAGATCTGCGATTTTCATGTGAGGACAAGATGGAACCACGCCCAAAGATTGACGACGCCATGGAGGCTAAAGATGAGTAATGTGCCGATGCCGGAGCCGGTGGGGTTCATAAAGCCCTTCAGCCTATCTGTTATCAAGGGCCTGTCAGATCAGGGCAGGCTCTACACGGACATCCAGCGGTGCGCAGACGATGAATTCACCGCCCCGCTCATCACCACCACCCAAGCCCAAGCCTACGCAGATGCGAGGGTTAGGGAAGCGTTGGAAGATGTTGTGGCCCTCATAAAAACAGAGACGACGCGGCATCTCCTTGCGTATTCCGCTGTCACGGAGATGGAGAGCGCAATCGGCTGCATCCGATCCATTATGCTGCCTACCAATCCTCCAGCCTAGCCAGCTAAAGCGGCTACAAGACGACCCAAAGGAGGTGATGCCCCATGGAACCTCAGCGCAGGCGTTCTCGCGAGATCTACGAGTCTATGACCTGACAGGGGTGCGGCTGACACAACGCACAAGCCCTGCCCGCGTCGGTTGCGGCGCAGGGGCCATCAAGAAAGAGCGCGGCACAGCAAAAAGACTGCTGCCTGGGATCAATGCGAAAGCCGGTCGCACCCCGCCTACGGGCGTTATAGAGGCAGATACCGCTCTTTTTCTTGATGGTGTAGCGCGTAACGCGCCGGAGCCAGAACCGGCAGCCAAAGGTGATGCATGCCCACCAACCAGAAGTAGAGGCTGCAAGCAGGTAGCCACCCCTGCCACCATCAATCGCAGTACGGCGGTGCCTCGTCTGGCACCCAACTACAGGCCACCCGGAGCCTGGCCCGAACAGGGCGAATCCGGGCAAGATTTCTGCTTCCGCGACATAGAGCATACCCCGATGACTGCGGATAAAGACGGGCGGGGGCCATCCCTGTAATGAGGCGCTGTCCCGGGCGCGAGACGATGGCTTAGCGGCAAGCTCGGCTTGGCGGTGGCTCGCCTTGCTGGGCTTGTCGTGGCGGGGGCCTTCCGGTCAAGACACCTTCCCTCTTACTCCTGGCGGAAATGCGGAGGGTTTACTGTGCGGTTCAGAGGTGTCTTGACCAGAGGGCCGCTCAAACGCTGCACCTTCGCAGCATTTTCAATCATCTAGTACGTGAGGGTTGCGGCCCTCTATCCATTCCCAACTCAGGGAGATAACCATGTATGCAACCAGTCGGCCCTATGCGGGCCAGGACGACCCTGCGCGTGTCGATCCGCCTGATGGGTGGAGCGCTGCTCAGGAAACCCAGTATTACGCCCGCCTGCACGAAATCGAGCGCGACACGCTGCAGAAAGTTCGCACATGCGTTGTCGCTGTACTCAAGGGCGATCTGCCCGAAACCGCAGTGCAAACACCCTATGGATTTCGCACTGTCAACGCTCGCGACATATTCGTCGGCACAGTTGAGGATATTGAGGACGAGACGCTGCCGGTCATCATACCCGGCTACCGAGACGACATGACGTATACGCAAGCCGCGCTGCTGCTGGCGGTGGCCGGGACTCAAGAGAGCAAAGAGCTTATCGACGCCTATTGCTGGCCGACCGTGCGTGTTCTGGCGCATTGGCAAATGATCAAGGAGGCGGCATGAGACTCCTGTTTTTGCTGATCTACATCGTGCAGTTGCCTATACAGATTACGGGGATACGCGGATGAAGACACTACACAAGCTCTGGATGCGCCTCACGCAGCACTCCGGCGAGCCAGGAGACAGCATTCCGTGGTACGCGCCGCCGCTGATGGCGCTCTTTATGGTCGGCGCGTATGTGCTGATGTCAACGCTGGATAAGGCGGGGTTTTAAAGGATAAGGATATGAGCGAAGTCATAGAAAAAGAATCGACCGAACTAGATCTGCTGCCAGCTGCCGAGACGGCTCTGCAAGTCTACCAGCAACCCAAAGGGCTAGACCCGTACATCGAGCGTATCCGGGCGGAAGTCACCGGCCACGTACCTGATCTGACCACCGACAAGGGTCGAAAAGCCATTGCGAGCCTCGCCTTTAAGGTGCGCAAGGCAAAGACAGCGCTGGATGCCCTAGGCAAAGAGCAGGTAGACAGGCTCAAGGAAATCCCGAAGCTGATCGACGCCGAGCGCAAACGCATGCGCGATGAGCTGGACGCGCTTGCCGGGGAGGTGCGCAGGCCGCTCGATGAATGGGAGCAGGCTGAGGATCGGCGTGTCACCATGCACAAGACCGGCATCGACTGGTTCCGGCTGCGCGCTGAGGAAAACCGCGACTTGGATAGCACGGAATTGCGAGCAACCATTGCTGAGGTCGAAGGTATGGTTGTCGATGAGTCCTACGAGGAATTCGAGGCCGAAGCGCACCGAGTGAAGGCTCGCGCTCTAGACAGTCTGGCGCAAGCCCTGTCTGCTCGCGAGAAATACGAAGCGGAACAAGCCGAGCTTGCCGAACTGCGCCGCAAACAGGCCGAGCAGGAACAGAAAGACCGCGAAGCCCGCATCGCTCAGGAAGCCGCTGAAAAAGCCAAACGTGAAGCCGAAGCAAAAGCCCAGGCCGAGCGCGAAGCCGCAGCACGACGCGAAGCACAGGCCAAGGCAGCCGCAGAGCAAGCCGAACGCGAGAAGCTAGAAGCCGTCGAGCGCCAAAAGCAAGCAGAGGCACGCGCCGAGGCTGAAAAGCTGGCTGCCGAGCAACGGGCCAAACAAGCCGCCGAAGCCGCCCGACTGGCAGAGATTGAGCGCCAGCAGCAGGAAAAGGTCCGCATCGAAGCCGAGCAGCGCAAGCGGGAAGCCGACAAAGCGCACAAGGCGAAGATCAACCGCGCCGCCCTGGCTGCATTTGTGAAGGGCGGCATGCCCGAGGAATGCGCTAAGCAGGCCGTGACGCTGATTGCTAAGGGCGAAATTCCGGCCGTAACGATTAACTATTGAGGACGCCATGAGCGAAATTATCGAGATGGAACAGCGCGAAACCGCTGTTGCCACACCACAAGATCAAGTCCCGGCCAACTCCCCCATGGGAATGATGATGGCGGCCATGAAACAAGGCGCCAGCCTTGAGCAGGTCGAAAAGATGATGGATCTGCAAGAGCGCTGGGAGCACCGAGAAGCCGAGAAGGCATTTAACGATGCCATGGCCGCCTTCAAAGCGGAAGCTGTCGAGATCATCAAGCGCAAAACAGTGGACTTCTCTAGCCAGAAGGGGCGCACCCACTACAAGCACGCGGAGCTGTCTGATGTGGTGGAGGCTGTAGGCCCAGCCTTGTCCAAGCACGGCTTTGCATGGAGCTGGAAAACCGAGCAAAACGGCGGCAGCATCCGTGTGACCTGCATCTTGAAGCACCGGCAGGGCCACAGCGATTCAGTGTCGCTCGAATCGGCGGCAGACCAGTCTGGCAACAAAAACAGCATCCAGGCCATTGCTTCAACCGTCACGTACCTGCAGCGGCACACGCTCAAGGCAATCACCGGGGTATCAGAGAAAGGCGACGACAACGATGGCCGGCATGAAATCGACACCGAGCTTGGCGACTCGTGGGTAAGCCAGATGGCGCAAGCCGACACGACAGAAGCCATGGAGGCAACGTGGGCGGCTGGCTGCAAAGACATTGACGGCAAGAACGATCTAAACGCCTTCAAGGTGTTTCGCCAAGCCTACGCCGACAAAAAGAAAATGCTCAAGGAGGAAAAGTAATGGACGGCCTAATCATCCACACCGACCCGCAAGGGTCAGACGCTTGGCTCCAGGCGCGTAAGGCCGTCATCACAGCCAGCCGCTTCAAAGACTGCCGCGACAAGCTCAAAAACGGCGCTCCATCCAAGAAATGTATGGACTATGCCCGCGACGTAGCCCGCGAGCGCGAAGGCGGCGAGCCGATGCCTGTATTTGTGAATGGGGCTATGCGCCTGGGCACCGAACAAGAGCCAGAAGCCCGCGCCATGTACGAAATGCGGACAAAGAATCTGGTTGACGAAGCCGGGTTCATCACCACGGCAGACCGCTTGTTTGGGGTCAGCGTAGACGGCCTGGTTGGCGACGACGGCATCATCGAAATCAAGACGATGGTGTCCAGCGACACACTGTTCACGGCCTTTGTTGATGGCGATATCTCCAGCTATGTCGATCAATGCAACGGCGCAATGTGGTTACTTGGCCGCAAATGGGTCGATCTGGTCTTGTGGGTGCATGACCTGGGGCGAATGAAGATTATCCGTATCGACCGAGACGACGAGGAAATCGAGGCGCTGGAAGCCGATCTGATGGAGTTCGAGCGCACCGTCACCAAATACCAAATCGCATTACGCGAAGCACTGAAAGAGGCAGCTTAGATGGCAAATTTAACCGGAATCGGGCGCATCGGAAGGGATGCAGAAACCCGCTTTACACCAGGCGGCGACGCAGTTACCGAAGTTTCCCTGGCATTCAGCTACGGAAAGAAGGACCCCAATACCAACCAGAAACCCACTCAATGGGTGAAGGCCTCTATATGGGGCCAGCGCGGCGAATCGCTTCGTCAATACTTGCTCAAGGGCACGCTCGTTTACGTAGTGCTGGATGATGTCCACATTCAGGCATTCGCCAAACAAGACGGCAGCCAGGGCGTAGCAATGGTAGGCAAGGTGTCTACGATCGAGTTTGCTTCACGGCCTATTGACGGTGGCCAGCCGCAACAACAGCGTCAAGCCCCACCACAACGTCAGCCGCAGCAGCGACCGGCACAGCAAGCGCCCGCCGCGAATCTGGCTGATATGGATTCAGATATCCCATTCATGCGTGCTGGCCACGGAGCGGCCTGGCGCTGCATTTAACCCCCTTCCCCACCACCCCTGGAGCCCAGCGCCCCAATAAGGCGCTGGGAGAGATTTGTGCGCCCTGTAGCCGTGCTTTTCGCCAGAGTCGACAGTATATATAAGACGCTACCAGGCGTTGATGTGTATGACATCAACCGAGATGCTCGGACGTTCTCTGGCAGTATGCCGATCGTGGCGCACCCGCCGTGCCGCTCCTGGGGACGCTTGCGCCAGTTTGCCCAGCCGAGAGACGGAGAGAAGGAGCTTGGCCCCTGGGCGGTGGAACAAGTGCGCAGATGGGGCGGAGTCCTTGAGCACCCTGCAGAATCGACCCTATGGGCACATTGCTCCATGCCCGCACCTGGGCGTTTCCCTGACGAATGGGGGGGTTGGTCATTCGCTGTCGACCAGTTCCACTTCGGGCACAGGGCAGAGAAATCAACCTGGCTGTATGTAGTCGGGCTCGATCCGGACGCCCTGCCCCCGATTCCTCGACGTGAGGGACGCCCGACCCATTGTGTCAGGCCAACCAAGTCATATCCCCGCCTGCCATCGATCACGAAAGCTGAACGCGAGCATACCCCGCCTGCACTTGCTGTCTGGCTTGTGGAAACGGCAAGACGAACCCAAATACTGGAGTCAGCATGAAACTACCCCGCCGCATCCTACGCTGGGCATTAATCCCAGTCGCCCTTATTGCCACATCACCGCTGATTATCTTGGCCCTCTACTTTGGCGGGACGATATGAAACGCTACGAACTATCCCGCGACTACCGCCACGGCATCGGCATGCCCGAAGTCATCGAGTGCGCAGATGGCCGGTTTGTACGGTGGGAGGATGTGCAGAGGCTTAGGGAGGCGCTGGCCGTCGCGCACGATCACATCGACATGAGCAGGCTTGAAATCAGCCACTGCAAGGATGCAACACTGATCCGCGCCGCCCTTTCACAGGAGCAGAAATGCTAAAACTGCCGCTCGAACACCCCAAGAATGTTCCGTCAGATTATCGCCGCACCACATTTCCATGGGCAAGCTGCGCGCCATTCGTGGAGAACCGGCGAGGCCTATTGATCCACCGTCCCCGAACCGTTGCGACATTCACGCTGCTTAAGAAGCCTCACTTTGCGATTGGCTATTGGTGTGGCAACCACGCAAACAATAACAGCGGGAATATCACTTTCCTCGACGCACCGCCCGCCGGGGCAATCCTGTGCGAACGCTGCGAGGAACTGGCTGTCCGCGCTGGATTACCGAGCGCTGAGCAATTGGCAGGGCGACATGTCCATATCGGCAAAATCAAAGCGGTATTGACGTGCGGATGCGCCCTTTCACAGGAGCAAGAGAGATGACAACCAATAACGAAGTCCTGTCAGTTGAGCAGATAGTTGGAATTCTGCACAACACTCCCCCGGCCCCAAAGGAAGGCCACCACGTTGTTTTTGCCCGAGCCATCGAGCAAGCAGTGCTGGCAAAGGTTCAGTCCGCCATGCCTGCGAATGCTGAGGATACCAAGCGCCTGAACTTCCTAGCAGAGCATGCCCGAACCATTCGTCGCGCTGACAACGGCCGACAGAATCTGGTGATTTGGAGCCATAACATGCCATTTGAAGGGGCCGGCCTGAGAGCCAACATGAACACCATGATTGACCACACCCGCCGCCGCCGCATAGAGGGGGAGTCATGATGCCCTGCTACAGCGGATTCACCAAGGGCGGCGACCGCTTCTTCATTTGCGGCGATCTTGGCCCGTACTGCGCTGACCATCGTTGCATGGACGTGGGCACGAACCTCTGCGATTACCCGGTTGACGAGGGGAAAACGTGCGACATGCCGATTTGCGACAACCACGCTTTCGAGGCTGCTCCCAATGTCCATTACTGCCCTGGCCATGCGGTCATGTGGCGGAAGTTCGTAGATGCGGGCGGCGTGGAGAAAGAACTGAAGAACGTTGTGCCGTTCGCGGCCAAGGAAAGGACTTGAAAGACCAGAATATAGAACTGCCGCCGCTGCCAAAAGGCGTAAAGAATAGCTGGGACAAGAGCATTGGTCGGGCCATGCAAGACTACGCCCGCCAAGCCATCGCCCAAGACCGCCAGCAGCAAGCAGACTGGCACAAGATCGCCGATAAGCGAGCAGCGGAGATTGTGAGACTGGAGGAGCAGATTAATTCGCTTCGCCAGCAGCGCGGGGAGCCTGTGGCCGTGCTGCGATTCGACCGGACAACTCCGGGGCTAGAAAACGAAATGCCTACCGTAGTATCTTGCAACAGCCTGCCGGACGGTGAGTATCCTGTCTACACAGCCCCACAACCCGCCGAGCCAACTATCCGGAATTTCCGGACAGTTGCCGAGCCGGTGAAGGTGCCGAGCGCCCAGCCAGCCTCCCCAGACAACTGCGACGCGGTCAACATTGCTGTTTTCGGAGAGTGACATGATCGAAACCGCCATCGACGCCAAAGGCCGCCAATGGAAGCCCTTTGATCTGGTGTGGGACGGCCCGGACGGCCAGTTTTGCGCCACCATCCACGCAATCTCAGAGGACCACGCCCGCCTGATGCTGGCCGATATCAAGGCTACCGGGCGGATTGAGGGCGAGATTATCAAGGAGGTGCCGACATGAGCCTCGGCCCTGATTGGTTGATAGCCCTGGATGCCATGGGCTACGCCTACCTGATTATGTATGTGGTGTGGGGGCAGGATTGACGATGGTCTGCTGAATGAGCTAGTGCATCTGGCCTCGGGCATGGATATCTGCACCCATACGCCTATCGGCATCCTGGGAAATCGGGTGCGGGATTTGGAGCGGCGGATGGAGACGATGATGGAGGCGGCAGCGTTAATTATTTGATAGCCATTTTTCTTCCGCCAATGATTCTATTTATGTTCAATTACTACGAGGGTAAGACATGGCACAGCAAGCCACACAAGCCGATGACCGGCTAATCACTGATAAAGAAGTTGCCCACCTGCTGGGCGCTTCGCGTTCCTGGCCCTGGAAGCTGGCCCGCGACGGAAAATTCCCCAAGCCCATTCAACTGTCCGCCCGCTGTACGCGTTGGCGGCTGTCGGATGTCAAAGAATGGATGGCTGACCCACAGGGATGGAGAGACAAACATTAGGCAGTGCCCTCCCGGCAGTAACTGGTACGCCCCGCCCGGGGCGTTTTCTTTGGAGTACGATAATGGTGCGATATGTAACAATCGCCCGCTTCGCGGCCATGTCCGGCTATACCGAGAACGCCATCCGAACCAAACTGAGGGACGGAATATGGAGGCAGGGCTGCGAGTGGATAAAAGCCCCTGATGGGCGAATTCTCATCGACACGCAAGGATATGACACATGGGTAGGGACGGAAGGGGTGTTGCCCCCGCCTCGGAAAGCAGTATCCAGATCACATTCCAGTACCGTGGGCAGCGCTGCCGGGAAAAAATTCGGATCAAGCCCACGCCCGCTAATCTGAAGCGAGCCGAGCGGCACCGGGCTGCCATTCTCGTGGCGATTGAGTCCGGGACGTTCGACTACGCCGCCACGTTTCCCAATAGCCCCAATGCGGCCAAGTTCGCCGCCGTCCCAGGCCAGACAAAGACCGTTGAAACCTACCTGACTGACTGGCTAAAGTCAGCAGAAAAACACGTCAAGGCATCCACCCTTGATGGATATAGGAAGGTTGTCGACAACCTGCTAATCCCGAAGTTCGGCCAGGTTATGCTGGCAAGCTGGAGGCGGCCCGACGTGAAGGCGTGGCTTGAGGGCATGACGTGCAGCAACAAGCGCCTGGCCAATATTCAAAGCGTCATCCGAAAGGCCCTGGATGACGCTGTCGAGGACGAAGATCTGGAGTCAAATTTCATGAAGGGCTACTGCTACCAGAAAAAAGAGCCTCCAAAAGATGAGGATGACATTGATCCCTTCACCCCCGACGAACAGGCCGCTATTCTGGCCAGGTGCCCGCCGGAATTTGCCAACCAAGTGACCTTTTCGCTGTGGACGGGCCTGCGACCAAGCGAACTGATTGCGCTGAATTGGTCTGACATTGATTTCGTGCGTGGGCGCATCGTCGTCAGGAAAGCGATTACACAGGCATCCAAGGGCAAGGTTGAGGATACGAAAACATCGTCGGGCCGGCGTGAGGTGAAGATCCTGGCCCCTGCAGCTGCGGCGCTCAAAGCTCAGAAGCCGCGCACCTTCCTTGCAGGCGACCCCGTATTCAGGAACCCAGGCACTGGCGAGCGCTGGACGGGAGATCAGCAGATCAGGGATTTATGGGTGCGGGTGCTGAAGCTGGCCGGGGTGCGTTACCGCTGGCCGTACCAGATGCGCCACACCTACGCATCCATGATGCTGTCCGCAGGCGAGCATCCAATGTGGGTTGCCAAGCAGATGGGGCACAAGGACTGGACGATGATCGCCAAGATCTACGGTAAGTGGATGCCTGCGGCAGATCTCGATGCAGGCGGGAAGGCCGAGGCACTTTTTGCGCCGGCCCAAACGAGGGATCGCCGGGCCGGCTGATCGTGTCATTTATCGTGTCATTCCGGAGCCAAAACAGCCCCAAAATACCCCAAAATAATGACACGGCAAATTCACAATGCCTTGATTTAATTGATTTTTATGGCGGACAGAGGGGGATTCGAACCCCCGATACGCTATAAACGTATACACGCTTTCCAGGCGTGCGCCTTCAACCACTCGGCCACCTGTCCTGCTCATGCCTTGACCGGTAATCAAGGCGAAGTCCGCTATTTTATCAGAATTTGGAAGGCATGCGCCAATGGCTGGGCCACGAGCGTCAAATGTCAGGCAGAAACGGCCCTGGCCAGGGCCGCCCAGCGGCTGGCGTCGCGTGCGCGCAGGCGGATATCCTGCCCTACCATCAGATGTTCAGTGAACTCGAACCGGGTTGCCTGCGAAAGATCCTGCAATTCGGGCAGTCGCAGCATCCCCAGGCCGGGCCCCATCAGCATGGGCGCCATATAGGCCAGCAACTCGTCCACGCAGCCCTCCTGCAGCAGTGCCCCGCTGAGCTTGGAGCCGGCCTCGGCGTGCACCTCGTTGACGTCGTGCTCGCCCATCCATTGCAGCACTGCGGCAAGATCCACACGGCCATTGTCGCTGCGCGGCACCTGAATGACCCGCACGTTTCTGTCTGCCAGGCGCGCGGCCTTGTCAGAATCTGCGCTGCATGTGAATATCCATGCCTCATTGCCATCAAAGATGGCGGCAGACTCGTCCACCTCGAAACGGGTGTCGATGATGGCGCGTATAGGCTGTCGTAGTGTATCAACATAGCGCACGTTCATCCGCGGGTTGTCCGCGACGACAGTGCCTGAACCCGTCAGAACGACACAGCTGCGCGCGCGCCAGTGATGGCCGTCGGCCCGTGCGGCCTCGCCGGTGATCCACTGTGATTTGCCGTTGGGCAGCGCAATACGTCCGTCCAGCGTGGCGGCGAGCTTCATCCACAGCCATGGTGTTCGGCGCGTCATGCGGGCAATGAAGCCCGGATTCTGGGCCAATGCCTGCTGTGCGCCTACCCCGGTAACGACAGCAATGCCGGCCTCCCGCAGCCTGGCCACCCCCTGGCCGCCGACGAGCGGATTGGGATCGACCAGGGCAATCACGACCCGGGCAGGGCGCGCCTTGATGAGCGCATCAACACAAGGCGGCGTACGGCCATAGTGGCTGCAAGGCTCAAGCGTGACATAGACCGTGGCGCCTGCAACGTCCAGCCCACGCTCGGCCGCCTGGCGCAACGCCATCACCTCTGCATGCGGCCCGCCGGCACGCTGCGTGGAACCCTGAGCCAGCAGGCGGCCATCGCGCACGATGACGCACCCGACGCGCGGATTGGGGCTGGTAATGTAGAGCGCGCGCTCGGCCTGGGCCAGGGCGAGGTTCATCCAGTGCAGGTCAGGGTCCGCACCAGGGGCAGGCATCACCCCGCCATCAACGCGCGCAGATTCAATGCTCACGACCTTGACCTGGGCTGGATCTCATCAATGGCCTTGACGAATTCGCCGATGTCCTCAAAGCTTTGGTACACAGAAGCAAAACGGACATAGGCCACGAGATCGAGCTTCTTGAGTTCAGCCATGACAAGCTCGCCGATATAGCCTGACGGAACCTCTCGCCTGCCGCTGACCAGCAGCGCCTCTTCGATCCGGTCAACCGCGGCGTCGACGTCTTCGGTGCTTACCGGCCGCTTGCGCAAGGCCAGGCTCAGGCTGGCACGCAACTTGTCTATGCTGAATTCCGTGCGTGTGCCGTTGCGCTTGACCACCGCCGGCATGACCAGCTCGGCCCGCTCGTAGGTGGTGAAGCGCCGGTCACAAGCTGTACAGCGACGGCGACGCCGTATGGTGTCGCCCTCTTCCGAAACCCGGGAATCGATCACCTGCGTATCGAAACTGCTGCAAAACGGACATTTCATGGCTGGCTGTGCCCCGCTTTCGCGGGGCTGCTGGTGTCAGCGGTAGACCGGCAGGCGGGCGGTGAGCTCGTTGACCCGGGCGCGAACAGCGGCAATATTCGCTTCGTCGCGGGGGTTGTCGAGCACATCGGCGATAAGGTTGGCCGTGAGTTCAGCCTCGGCTTCCTTGAAGCCGCGCGTTGTCATGGCTGGCGTGCCGAGACGGATGCCGCTGGTGACAAAAGGCTTTTCGGGGTCGTTCGGAATGGCATTCTTGTTGACCGTGATATGGGCCTGGCCCAGGACTGCTTCGGCTTCCTTGCCGGTAATGCCCTTGGCGCGCAGATCGACCAGCATGACATGGCTTTCCGTATGGCCAGACACAATGCGCAGCCCGCGGCTGACCAGCGTGCGAGCCAGCACATCGGCATTCTTGACGACCTGTGCCGCGTATTCCTTGAATTCGGGCTGCAGCGCCTCCTTGAAGGCAACAGCCTTGGCCGCGATGACGTGCATCAGCGGGCCGCCCTGAATGCCAGGGAAGATGGCGGAATTGATGATCTTCTCGAACTCGGCCTTCATCATGATGACGCCGCCGCGTGGGCCGCGCAGCGACTTGTGCGTGGTGGAGGTGACGAAATCGGCATGGGGGAAGGGGTTGGGATATGCGCCGCCAGCGACCAGGCCCGCGTAGTGGGCAATGTCGACCATGAACAGCGCACCGTTGTCATGGGCGATGCGAGCCATGCGCTCGAAATCGATACGCAGGGAATAGGCAGATGCGCCGCCGACGATCAGCTTGGGCTTGTGCTTCTTGGTCAGGTTCTCGAGCTGGTCGTAGTCAAGCACTTCGTTTGCATCCAGGCCATACGACACGAAGTTGTACAGCTTGCCCGAAGCATTGACGGGTGATCCGTGCGTCAAATGGCCCCCTTCTGCCAGGCTCATGCCAAGAACGGTATCGCCAGGCTTGAGCACTGCCATATATACGCCCTGATTAGCCTGCGAGCCCGAGTTCGGCTGCACGTTGGCCGCTTCCGCGCCGAAGATTTCCTTCAGGCGGTCGATGGCCAGCTGTTCGACAATGTCCACGTACTCGCAACCACCGTAATAGCGCTTGCCAGGGTAGCCTTCGGCATACTTGTTGGTCAGCTGTGTTCCCTGAGCCTGCATGACGGCGGGGCTGGTGTAGTTCTCGGAAGCGATCAACTCAATGTGCTGCTCCTGGCGGACGTTTTCCTTCTGGACGGCAGCCCAGACGTCGGCATCGACTTGATCGAGAGTGCGTGAACGGTCAAACATGAGGGTAATCCTGGGTGAGATTGAGGCGGAAGCGTAGACAAACTGGAGCATTTTAGCCCGAATATCCGCGATCCCGATGCGATCGGGGTGCAATGTGGGCCCCAAGCGGCGTAATCGGGCCAGATTGGCCCGATTACGGAAACCGCATTCATGTTGATGTGAGCCGCCCTCATGTTGAGGCGGCCGGCGCGTCAACCTGCCTGGTCGGCGATGACGCGCGGGTTCAGGCTGTAGATACCGGTGATCGCCGCCTGTCCCAGCACATGCCCTTGCATGGCCTTGAGCGCGTCGCTGCCGGTGAAACGCCCCTCGAAAGGCAGCTCGGCAATATCGAGGGCATAGACGGTGAAGACGTAGCGGTGGGCAATGGAATCATTCCACGGCGGGCAAGGGCCGTCATAGCCGAAATAGTCGCCGTTCATGTCGCGGTCGGCGGCAAACCAGTTGGTGTAGTCATTGACCCCCTGGCGCGTACCGTCCAGCGCAAGCGGGCCCGCCTTGCCGCGCGGCGTGATGCCGTCGGAATAGGCGCCCTCGGCAATCTCCTGGGTGCCGGAAGGAATATCCACGAGCACCCAGTGGAAGAAGTCCACGCGGGGAAGATCGCCCGGAATCTCGCGGCCCTCCTGGTTCACATCGTCGGGTTTGCTCGGGACATCGGGATCATGGCATATGACGACGAAAGACTGGGTGCCGACAGGTACGTCCGACCACGCCAGATGCGGATTGACGTTGCCAGCCAGCGCAACGTGGTTCTGGCCGTCGGGCTTGCCAAAGGCATAGCGCTCGGGTATGCGCCCGTTATCCGTAAAAGACTTGCTGGTTAGTTCCATAACGTACTCCTGAACAAGTGAATTCAGCCGGTAAGGGTAATGCGGGCAAATTTTCGCTTGCCAACCTGGACGACATAGGTTCCCGCCGGCAATTGCAGGGCCTTGTCTTCGATTTTTCCACCATCTATGCGCACGCCGCCTTGTTCCACATTGCGCTGGGCCTCGGCGCCTGAAGCAGCCAGGCCCGCTTCGCGCAGCACCTTCAGTATGCCCAGCGGTGCGCCCGGGATACTGACCTCGGGCATGTCATCGGGGATGACGCCATCGCGAAAGCGGGCCTCGAATGAGGCGAGCGCATCTTCGGCCGCCTTGCGGTCGTGAAAGCGCGCGACGATCTCCTGGGCCAGCTGCACCTTGGCCTGCCTGGGATTGAGCCCCTGCCGCACCTGCTCCTGCAGCGCGGCGATGTCGTCAAGCGAACGGAAAGACAGCAGCTCGTAGTAACGCCACATGAGCGTATCCGAAATGGACATCAGCTTGCCGAACATGGAGTCGGGCGTTTCAGTGATGCCGATATAGTTGCCCTTGGACTTGGACATTTTATCGACGCCGTCTGTGCCTTCGAGCAGCGGCATGGTCAGGACGCACTGGGGCTCCTGGCCGTATTCCTTCTGAAGCTCGCGCCCGACCAGCAGGTTGAATTTCTGGTCGGTGCCGCCCAGCTCCAGGTCTGCCTTGAGCACGACAGAGTCATAACCCTGCATCAGCGGGTACAGGAACTCGTGCACCGAGATCGGAATGCCGCCCTTGTAGCGCTTGGTGAAGTCGTCGCGCTCCATCATCCGTGCCACGGTATAGCGCGACGCAAGCTGGATCATGCCGCGCGCGCCCAGCTTGTCGCACCATTCCGCGTTGTAGCGGATTTCGGTGCGGGCCGGATCCAGCACCATGCTGGCCTGCGCATAATAGG